AACATTTTCTACAGCTCCTGCAAGTGGTAGAGTTATTACAGTCTATCACAGCACAACAACTGTAGGTGGATCTAATAACACTATTAACACTATGACAGGTGATGGTTCTGATACTACTTTGACTCTTAGTGTAGCACCTGTACACGAAAATAATGTTCAGGTTTTCTTCGATGGAGTTTATCAGAGCAAGGCTAACTACGCAATTAGTGGTACTACACTTACATTTAGTACTGCACCTCCTGATGATGTCTTAGTAGAAGCTATTACTAATACAAACACCTCTAGTACTACAGCTAATCAATTACTTGATGCTGACTCGGATACAAAAGTTTCTGTAGAAAAATCATCAGATTCTGATACGATTGCTTTTGATATAGCAGGTACAGAAGTTCTTAATTTTACAAACTCTTCAAGTGATGCGGTTATTACTCAAGCTGTCCAAGATAAAGACATTATCTTTAAAGGTAACGATGGTGGCTCTGCTATTACTGCTCTTACTCTTGATATGTCAGCAGGTGGTGATGCTAAATTTACTAATGCTGGCGCAACACTAACACAAACTTTATTTGCAGACTCAGGAAGCTCAGAAGGAAGTGCAAATATTACATTTAACACAGATGGTGGATCAACAGACCAATCAGTAGCTAATATAAAAATGCAACAAGGCTCTGGTGACGGTGGCTCTCGTAAAGGGGAAATACTTTTCCAAGTATCAGACAATGGCGCACCAGCTACAGCTATGACTATTGCTAATAATAAAATAGTAAATTTTGCAGGAGGCTCTACACATACTTTTGACGATTGTGTAGTAACAATTGCAGATGGTGGAACTAACGCTGCAGTAATAAAAGTTGGTTCTGGAGATGAAATGTATTATGCAAGTGATAACGCAGATGGTTACTTGCAAATGAAAGATGATGGTAATGGGAAAGTATTTGTACCCGCTAATTTTTGGATTAGTGTTGATGGTACAGATAGATATGGTGCAGATTCCGCACAGTTTTACCCAGCAGCAGACAATAGTTATAACTTAGGACATACATCTTATAGATGGT